AGGGTTCTTCGAGCTTGTAGCTGAGCCCACAGCGGATCAGGTCCGAGCGATCAGGAACGCAGTACTTAGTGCGCAGGTGGTTGGCACTACCATTGTGCCTGTTGAAGTAAGTAATCCGATTAATATGCCAAAAAAGCCTTGCGGTTGTTGACATTGTATATAGCTAGTATTAGGATCGCTTATATCGGGTGTGCGTCACGATAGCACGCACGGAGTTCCGGCCTCCTAAAAAGTCGTATCCGCGCTGGCCCCGAGCGAGAATCAGGGAGCGGTGATCGACTTGATATAACTCAGCCTTAGGAGGCAGAAAAATGTCCTTAACTAATTTCGCCCTGCTCACTGATGAGCAGAAAACTGTATGGTCTATGGACCTGTGGAAGCAGGCTCGTAACTATGCGTTCGTTAACAAGTTCCTTGGTAGCGACAGCAATGCGCTTATTCAGCACATCACTGAGCTGAAGAAGTCCGAAAAGGGCGCGCGAGCTGTTATCACTTTGCTGGCCGATCTCGAAGGAGATGGCGTCGCGGGTGACCGCACGCTGGAAGGCAACGAAGAGGCGATGAAGTCGTACGATCAGGTGATTCGTATCGACCAGCTTCGTCATGCCAATCGGCACGAAGGCCGCATGGCTGATCAGAAGTCTGTTGTTGAGTTCCGTAACAACAGCCGCGATGTACTGGCCTACTGGCTGGCGGATCGTATTGACCAGCTGGCGTTCCTGACTTTGTCTGGTGTCAGCTACGGCATGCGCAACAATGGCATCGCTCGTGTTGGCTCGGACCTCCCGTTCCTCGAATTCGCTCCTGATATTGCCGCTCCTACCAATCAGCGCAAGCTGCGTTGGGACGGCACTGCCAAGACTCTGATTCCTAATGGTGCTACCAATACGGTAGTTGCTGCGGACCTCCCGATGTGGGAGCTGTTCGTGCAGCTGAAGGCGTATGCCAAGGATCAGTACATGCGCGGCATCAAGGGCTCTGGCGGTTCTGAAACCTTCCATGTGTTCCTGACTCCGCAGGCCATGGCGCGTTTGAAGCTCGATCCGACCTACATGCAGAACGTGCGGAATGCCCGCCAGCGTTCTGGTGACAATCCGCTGTTCACTGGCGATGCTGTCGAGATCGATGGGATCGTGTTCCACGAGTTCCGGCATGTGTACAACACCAGCGCGGCTGCTTCGGGCAGCAAGTGGGGTTCGTCCGGTACTGTCGATGGTTGCCAGATTCTGTTCTGCGGTGCGCAGGCGTTGGCCATGGCTGACATCGGTAATCCGGAATGGGTAGAGAAGGGTTTCGACTATGAGAATCAGCAGGGTATCTCGGTATCCAAGATTCTTGGTTTCTTGAAGCCTCGGTTCAATAGCATTTATTCGGGCAACACTGTGCAAGACTTCGGTGTTATCTCCGTGTATGCGGCTCAGTAATCCTTAAGGAGGCCCGATATGGCTAAGCTCAAGACTACGCGAGGCTCCCAGTATCCGCTGGTAGCCGAGTTCACTTTCAGCTTCGACGATACGATGGTCGATGTTGCGGGTGCGACGAAGGACTTCAAGACTGTAGGTTCTACAGTCGTTGATGCCATTAACTTGCCCGCTGGCGCGATTATTGTCGGCGGAGAGGTTGTCACTGAAACTGCGGTGACTGGATCGACTGCCTATAACGTGTCGGTCGGCGACTCTGGTAGTACGACTCGGTATCTTGGTGTTACCGATAGGGTAACCGCAGGACGCACCGCACTGGTGCCGACTGGGTATGTTGGTACTGGTGAGCAGATTCGAGTTACGGTCTCTCCGACCGTAGCCGCCGCGACTGCGGGTAAGGTTACGGTTCGCGTGACTTACATCATCCGTAATCGCGTCAACGAGGCGCAGACTCATTGACTGTGGGTTTGAGAGGGGCCTAAGCCCCTCTCCTTTTTGGAGTTGGTTGTATGAAAGAATACCCGAAGCTTGTGCTTAACCGTAACTATGTCCTGACTACTACTATGGGGCATAGCATCGCATTTGTTAAAGGTGAGCCTACGCACGTACCGCCTTTGGCTTTTGCCGAAGCGATTGCGATTGGAGCTCAGCCTGTCGATGGTTCGGATCCTGACATCCTAGAAACGAAGCGCGAAGGTGCTGCGCCTACTGGAGTGTTGGAACGGAATGCGTTGATCCTGGCTGCTATTGAAGAGCTCGTCGAGCGTAATGATCGTAAAGACTTCACTGCTGCTGGTTCGCCTGCGGTACGTGCTGTCGAACGCGAACTCGGTTTCGATGTCGATGGCCGCGAAGTAGCGACCGTTTGGCAACAGTACCATAGCAAGAAAGCTGAACAGTAATGGATAGTTCTGGGCTGCTCAGTCAATTCAGAATTGAAGTTAATGACTTAGCTACTCCGTACCTATGGTCAGATGCTGAGATTTATCTATATATTGACCAAGCTCAGAAAATGTTCACGCGCCTGCAGGGTGGGTTCGCGGATGCTACATCTGCTATCACTCGGCTCAATGTTACTGCAGGCGATGTGTTTATTCCGATCAGTCCACTAATCCTGAAACTTCGTGAAGCGCGCCGAACTGCGGATAGCAGGGAACTACAGATCCTGAACTTCGAGGATTTGCAGGGGCGCTATGGTACAGAAGACTACGGATATAACTCTATTTATCGAATTGATAATCGTCCCGGAGAACTCGAGGCGATTGTAGTCGGAATGGAGACAAATAAAATCCGCTTAGTGCGGATTCCTACTGCCGACCAGACAATAGATTTGATTGTGTACCGTATGCCGTTGACTTCCATTACTGGCGCGGCGCAGTCATTGGAAGTAGACGAACACCACCATTTATACCTGTTACACTGGGTAAAGTATTTAGCTTATTCGAAGCAAGATGCTGAAGCCTACGACCGTGGTAAAGCGACCGAATACGAACAGAAGTTCTTGATGTACTGCGACCAAGCCAAGGCGGAACGCGAGAAGCGTGAACATAAATACCGTACAGTTGCGTATGGTGGTTATTGATTAAACTGGAGATCACACGATGGTGCGGGAACTTTTATATCAGGTGAACGTCACCGAAGTGCTGATATTTCTGCTCACTACTGTTGGCGGCGCGTTAGTCGCTTGGTACTGGAAACGCATCAAAGAATGGAAGGCTTTCTGGAACGAAGTGCTTATTGGATTGCGCGACGTTCCTGCGCTAAAGGAAACTGTGAAAGGGATTGTGTACTACGTCGGCCCTAACGGCGGTGGTTCGTTGATGGATTCTGCTTTGCGTACCGAGAAGCTAGTTAACTTACTAGCCGACCAAGTCGAGATGATTGTTCAGACTACAGTAGCTGAAAACGATGCGGACGAAGACTTGGCACGATTTCATAGGGATGCTGCTGGCGGGAATACTTATGTCAATCGATTATACGCACGATGGATCGGAGTCGGTAAATCTGAGCTTCTCGGTTGGAACTATGTAAATTATATACATCCAGAAGATGTAGATAGAGTTAGGAAAGCCTGGGAAATATGTAGAAAAGAACATCGGCAATACCGCATTCACTACAGGCTTGTACCAGTCACTGGTGAACCATTCGGCGTTGAGGTAATCGCTACTCCTATCCCTGATTCGGCCCCGGCTAAACGTTGGGTGGGTTCTATACGGAGACTGGATAATGAGCGGCGAAAAAGCGACGTCGGGAAAGAATAAGGGTACACCCTCCAAGAAGTTCGGCGCTGGGCTAATGCTCGGTACGCTGGTTGTTGTAGGATTCATCGGTGTCTGGGAAGGTGGCAAAGATCCGGATGGCTCGTCGGTTGTCTATGCCGATAAATTGGCCCGAGGTCTTCCTACCGTATGTTCTGGAATAACCAGACATATTACCGATACTCCGCTGATCGTTGGCGAACGTTGGACTCCCGCGCAGTGCTTTGTAGAAGAGCAGCGTGGAATCATCAAAGTTCAGCTCGAATTAGAAAAATGCTTTAAAGAAATGCCCCCGCAATCTGTGTTCGATGCGGCTACTAG